AGAGTTCATCCTTTGAGCCTCGCTTCTGATTTTCATTACCATTTTGGGATACATAGTAACATCCCAGAATGCTGTGCTAAATTTTATCAGCAACAAGTGGATGCGGGCGTTGAAGATATTGGATTAACGTGTCGTCCTGAATTCATGGATCTTGACAAATACTCACATATTCGTTATGTTTTATGTAACGACTGTGCTGAACAAGTTCATGCAGGCAATCATAATGTAATACATACACTACATCTTTGCAAATGGGATCTGACTCCAGATTGTGAAAAATACAAAGAGGCAACATGATTATCACAGATTATAGTCAATTGGCAATTAGTACTCTGATGGCAGAGTTGAAGGGGCGCACTGATGCAGAAATCAGCACACCGTTGATTCGTCATATGATTATTAATGCTCTGAGAAGTTACAAAGTGAAGTATGGCAGGGAGTTTGGTGAGTTAGTGATTGCCTGCGATAATAAGCATTATTGGCGCAAGCAAATGTTTCCTTTTTACAAGGCGAACAGAAAAAAGGCACGAGATACATCAGGGTTTGATTGGAATGCCATCTTCATTGCACTGAATCAAGTGAAGCAAGAATTGGCTGAAAATTTCCCATATCCTGTTGTCGAGGTTGATACTGCCGAAGCAGACGATGTGATTGCGGGGTTGGTTGTATGGTCTCAGACACACGATCTGGTACAGCAAGGGTTGGATGAAGTGCCCCAACCTGTGTTGATTTTATCAGGCGACCATGACTTCATTCAACTTCAACGCTACAAGAATGTAAAACAATATAGTCCTGTTCATAAGAAATGGATTAAAGCAGGTGAGAGTGTTGACCGTGTTTTGATGGAGCATATTCTGTCAGGAGACAAAGGCGATGGTGTCCCCAACTTCATGTCTCCTGATGATGTGTTTGTTGCTGGTGGGCGGCAGGCTCCCATTAGAAAAAAGGACTTGGACCTATGGAAGGACTTGAGCATTGACCATTGGGATTCAACACCCTATGCAAATAATATTAAGCGCAACTCACAAATGATTGACCTCCTTAAGGTTCCACATGACATCACAAATTCAGTTATAAATAACTATACATCCCAGAAAACTGTGCGTGATAAATCACAACTCTTGAATTATTTTATTGCTCACAAAATGAAAAACCTTATTGAACACGTAACGGAGTTTTAATATGACAAATCTTACTGCAAATCTCCGGTTAGATGAAAAGCTTGATTGGATTAGTGAAGCAAAGACGTTAGAGGAACAGGTAACACGAACGAAACAAGTAGCAGAATTAGATATTACCTTTCTGCCCCTAATGCGTATGGCAGTAACAGAAAAAGAAAAACTGTGTGGTGGTATGAAGAAGAAAATATCACAGTCATATGGCGTACCATTGACAACGGTTAGACAAGAGTACCGAACAATATCTAAGTTTGTTTTAGGGGGTTCATATACAGAAACTCCTTCTCCACGACGAAACGAAATTTGGTCAAGCCTCATTGAAGGGTTGCATTGGAAAGAAGCTACTATGTTAACTCATATCAAAGACCAAACACTATTGGTAATACACCCCTGTATGCGTGAGGTATTAACGCAATTGGGAATGTTGATTTCAGTTCCTTTAGTTTCTGTCAAGCCATCTAAAAAGAAGAATATTAAAAAGGCGCCCAAGGCACCCGCCGCTCCTGGAGCACCCAAGGCACCCAAGGAACCGAAACTACCGTGGTTCAAGACCTTATTAAAATAAAAGGAGTTTACTATGACAAATCTTACTGCGAATCTCCAGATAGATGAAAAACTTGATTGGATTAGTGAAGCAAAAACGTTAGAGGAACAAGTGGCAAGGACAAAACAAGTAGCACAAATGGATGCAACCTTTGCTACATTGATGCGTATGGCAGTAACAGAAAAAGAAAAACTGTGTGGACTCCCTGCAGGTGTGCCTTCTACATATAAACCGAAAACAGATGTTCCCAATGGCACATCATTGACAACTGTAAGGCAAGAGCTTCGACGTTTGAAGAATTATCTGTCTGATGGTTCATACAAAGACATATCTAGTGTGAAGCGAGAAGGTATTTGGTTGGGTATCATTGAAGGGTTGCATTGGAAAGAAGCAACTATTTTAACTCATATTAAAGACCAAACATTATTGGTAATATATCCGAATATGCGTGAAGTATTAATGAAGTTAGGCGCTCCCATCTCTGTTCCTGATAATATCCCTGCTAAGAAGATGACCAGCCGAGATCATCCTCGGAGAAAGTTGTAAGTCGTTGATTTATAAGCATTTACCCAGCACTTGACCTTTGGTGTGTGATGTGTTAAATTTAAGTATATGGGTAATTGACAACTTACGGCGCGTTCTTCTAGCGGTTAGGAAGCCTGACTTTCACTCAGGTAAGACGGGTTCGATTCCCGTACGCGCTATCGATGCCCTATCGTTCAATGGCAGGACAGCGGTCTTTGAAGCCGCGAATCTACGTTCGAGTCGTAGTGGGGCAACTTGTAGTATGTAGTACCTCGTTGTAAAAACAATTAAACACAGGAGTTAATATGCGTAATATGATTTTTCTTGGATCATTTGTTGTTCTCGCCGCTTGCGGCGCCAAGACGGAAGTACAGAGTGACAGCACACAGGCTGATAGTGTAACTGTACTACCCACAGTAATTACCGAGGATACTGCCACAGTGGTAACACCAGACACTACCCCTTGGACATCTCGGCGAACATTCGCTGACACTGTACACTTAGACAAGTAACAGAATGGGATGGGTCCATAGCTCAGCTGGGAGAGCATCCGCTTTGCAAGCGAAAGGTCGTCGGTTCGATCCCGACTGGATCCATAGGGCGATTGGCGCAGCGGTTAGCGTAGCTGGTTTACATCCAGTTGGTCGGGGGTTCGAATCCCTCATCGCCCATAACGCTCTTGTGACGGAACTGGCATACGTATGGGACTCAAAATCCTAGTTTTGTGGGTTCGACCCCCACCGAGAGCATTTTATAAATTTTGGGAAGTGTGGCCGAGTGGTTTAAGGCAGCAGTCTTGAAAACTGCCGAACTGAAAGGTTCCGTGAGTTCGAATCTCACCGCTTCCGTTTTGCGCTCATGGCGGAATTGGCAGACGCACCAGCCTTAGGAGCTGGCGGGAAACCGTGGGGGTTCAAGTCCCTCTGGGCGCATGGAGCTTGACAAATGAAACACCGTGTTGTATATTACTAATGTTGATTGACAATAGAATGTAAATGAATGAATGGCAGTAATGAATTGCTCCCATGATGAAATTGGTAAACATTAGAGACTTAAAATCTCTCGTCCGTAAGGGCTTGTCGGTTCGATTCCGACTGGGAGCACTTGTTGTATAATTGCCGCCACGAGCCAGCTAGGTTGAAGGCGCTCGTCTTATATACGAGAGATGCTTGGTTCAAATCCAAGGTGGCGGACTTGTATCAGTAATGGTCCCTTAACTCAGTTGGTTAGAGTGCTCCGCTCATAACGGAAGAGTCGTCGGTTCAAGTCCGACAGGGACCACTGCATGTGTCATATAACGGTCATTATCCAAGTTTTCCAAACTTGAGACGCGGGTTCGACTCCCGCCACATGCTCTTAATATAGAAATAAATAATGTGTTGCCACAATAGCTCAGCGGTAGAGCACCCGATTTGTAATCGGGCGGTCGTCAGTTCAATCCTGACTTGTGGCTCTTGTTGTGAATTCCGAGCATTGCTCGGGATGTTGTAGTGTAACTTCACCTCTTGGAGTTACTTAGTCCTTACTTTTAGGAGAAACGTATGAAAAATATTTTGTTTGTAGCAGTTGCATCACTTTCACTCATGGCATGCACAGATGATGTCATTACCACACCTGTGTTTGAATCCAAGGTCACGACCATTGTAGTGACTCCCACCGCCTCCCAGATGGAAATGGGACGCACCGTCACGTTAACGGCTGTTGTCAAGGATCAGCGTGATTCTGTCATGACGGGCAAGACGGTGACATGGATGTCAAACA